ATATTATACTACACTTTTATTGATTTGGCAAGTCTTTATTTTAAAATTTCAATAGGATGTAATTTATTTATGGGAAGATTATAACAATCTGCTTTAACAATAAAGCCATTGTCCCCATCCTGTTCCCCCTTTTTTAGAAGACGAGCCTTATTAAAATAATCTTTTTTGGACATCCATCCCAAGACCCATCCCTTGGTAAGATCATTTAAAATCCTTGTAAAAATATAGTGACTACATTTTTGTTTAGTATTGTAGGATGCTACAGAACAATCATAGTAGTCTTTAGGAACAACCCCTGTTCTTTTTGTTTTGACATCCAGTTTTTTATCTCCATATAAAATATCAAAATCATATGTATTACATATCTCTCCTTCTGAAAGAGAATGTAATGTCATTATTTCTCCTAGAAAGCCACTAATATTTCCTTTACCATAAGTTATAGAATTATTTAATTTTCCCATCTCTTCAGACTTGTGATTGGCTTCTTCAATCCATTCCTTTTTTATGTCTATCTCTTTCATTATCAAACTCCACATGATCCGCCCATGCCACTTATCTCACAAATGTCATGAGCCTGAATGTTGTCCTCAAATTCTTCTCCTAATTTTTCCAGAGCCTCAGAATATGGCACCTTGGTAAGAGGCTGTCCTCCTCTACATCCATCAGGATAACAGGTAAATCCTCTTAACCTGTGAGCATACTTAGCCAAAGTCTGAGCAAAATCCTCTACCTTTCCTTCATTGTTATCCTCCGTATCCCATGCTGGAAGATTAATTGTAGAAGAGATAGCCATGTCCACATACTCCTGAACATTTGCCTGAAAGTTTAATCTCCTTTCATAGTTGGTTACAAGATCAAGAGCCGACTCTATGCTTTCAGGTTTAATATCATAGAGTTCTATCATTTCATGTGCCGCGCTGTCCACCACATACTGATAGTGCCATCTTTTATTTTTCAGATACCTTCTTTTAAAAGCCACAGCAAAGATAGGTTCTACTCCAGTAGAAGTTCCTCCCAGAATACCTATAGTTCCTGTAGGAGCAATAGCCCTGACAGCTACAGGTATAGAGATGTTGAGTGTGTTGGCAAAAGATCTAGCTACCTTATCTGACTCTGCTTCATAAACCTTGAACCACCTATGTAACTCTGGTGTAGTTTCATACTTATGTCCACGTTGTATCAACCACTCATGAAGACCCATCAAGCCAAGTCCTAAACGTCTGTTCTTTTCCCTGACTGTATAGATTTTATCATAGGGTAACTCTGCTCGTAGAGTTCCACATAAAAGAAATTTAGTAGCTAATTGTACAACCTCTTGTAATTGATTTAGATCATCAATACGAGCAAAATTAAGACTCCCCAAATTGCAAACATCACTATCATCTTCACTAGAGACTTCGGTGCAAGCATTGCGTAGAGTTTCATTTTCCTTTTCAAAGAAGTTAAATGAGAATCCCGGTTCGCCTGTTCTAAGAGCTTGTGCCACATTTGTTTTAAAAACATTGCCTATCCTCCCTTCTTCCCAGTATCTAAGTAACCACTTAGTATCATAGTTAACACTAATGTTTGTCATATCCAGAGGAGCAGGAAAATTAAAATCTTCTTGTTTAATATCAAACAATGTCTTTCCTGTGCTGCCTACTGGCATATCAAACCAGTTCTTGGCTGTAAGAAACTTGTCTACATCATCATGCTGCCAGTTCAGAGAGGCATAAATAGCAGATCTTCGACTACCACCCTGCATTACCTTCTGTCCTATAGAATTAATCATCTCCATTTTAGGTATGGGACCAGAGGCTATGCCTCCAGTACCCTTCAATGTCTGACCTTCAGATCTATATATAGAGTAGTCCACACCTATACCGCCTCCTGTCATCAGACAGCTTTCTGATTTCCAAGATAGATCTGCCCAGTCTTCTCTGGTGTCTTCCTCTGCTCTAAGAAGATAACAATTATTAAAAAACTTTTTATCTCTTCCTGCATAGTAAAGATACCTACCTCCCGGCAAGAATCTGAGATTGGATATATGATCTATCAACGCTTCTTTCTCATCCCTACTTAGATTAGTTTGACATACATCCTCTACTAGAGTACAGGCCAACTCATGAAAAGTCTCTGCCCCTTCATGAGAATACTTGGTATAAAAAATATCTTCGCTAAACTTGGATCTGAATTGTGGATTACGATTTGATTTGAACATATCTACCCCTATCTATTAAATCATTAAATAAATCTTGTTGTTTATTTTCATCAGGATATTCAAAGGCCAATAACATTCTTGCATAATGAATTACTTTTAATATGTCTTCTTTACCCTGTCCTTTTTTATTATGTCTTGTAATATACTTTACTATATTGGCTTCACAAGCATTGAGATTGTTTAATTGATTATAAACTATTGGTTGTATTATACAATCCTTATAATGATCTCCCCCTATTTGTTCACTGAAAGGATCTTCATTAGTAGATAATAGAACTAAATCTTCTTCTGACATTTTCTACATCTCCTGATACAATAACTTCACATGCAAAACTTCTGACCTTCTGTGGTTCCAGACCAGCATAATAACACACAGTTTCAAAATCATCACATGTAACTCCAATGGAAGCAAAAACCCATGCGTGTGCCTGATCCCTTTGAATTTTTATTTCATTGTCTTCTCCCTCTACTTCAGGTTTAGTTATGTCCAGTAAAGCCTGAACAATTACTGCAAGATATAGACTTTTGTGTGCATCTTTTTCAGTAAGATCATAAAGAGATTCTATAGTAACATCAGTAGGGATCAACATAATTCTGAACAGGTCTATAAAACTTACCTCCTACATAATTATTATAAAAGGCTGCTTCATCTGTTCCCTCTAAGGTTGCTGTTAATACATTAAATTTCATCTGATAATAACACTCATAATATCTTAGACTTCTTTTATTTTTTAGCTCTGCAATAACCTCAAACCTAAAATTCTTTTTACCAATTTTTTTAATATCTTCAAGTAAATATTTAGATGATCCCATATAAGATTTCCAATTAGACTCTGATTGTTTTTTATTCTTTTTATAATTATAATATTGTTTACAACCAATATAAGCTTTTCCAGTTTTTATATTTGTGATGCAATAGACAAAACCAAACTGTGATAAGTCTGGCTTCTTGTTATATTTCCAATGCATTAATGTAGTGTTCTTTTTATTTTCTTTTCCAAATCCTCTCTGAGAGGCTGAAGAGTTCTTAAAGCTTCCTGTATAAGTAGAGTTATAGTTTCATTGTCTAGAGCTACTGTATATATTTGTAAGGCAGCATGAAGCATGGCACCTCCACACATAAAGACAGATTCCTTATTCTCTGGGTCTATATATTTTTCTGCTAATTCCCATAACTCTTTTTGAAAATTTCTTAATGTCTCTTCTTCTACCATGCTGCAAACTCAGGAACTTCAGGCTCTTTATTAACCTGTACTAAATACCTTTTACCTTTTGCATATTGAAATACCCTAATACCCTGACCTTGATTAGCATCCTTCCAACACTCTCTCTTATGTCCACAATACATACAACCAAAATGAAGTTTAAGATTGCCAGACTTCCCATCAGGAACAGGAGCGTAGCACCTGTCAGGAACAGTGGAACTGGCAACCATCTTCTTAAGATGTTTAACTCTTTCACCAGCATTAATCATCTCCATTGAATGAACTGGAGTAAGACATATCTCTCCTGTAGATTTATCTATTACTAGAAAGGCCGCTTTGTTAACTCCGTTTGCTTCAGCATAGGCAGAGATCTGATCTATATAACCAAAGGGATCATCTTCCAGTAAGGTATTACTTTTAAATTTATGAAAGCTTTTTCCTGAAGCACTCTTACAATCCACCAGAACGTCATCAATAAAGGAATCCTGATGTCCCACTACTCCCTCTACCTCAACTTCTTTCTGCTGGTCTGTTACCTTGTGACCTGCAATAGAAGAACAGAGAAGCAATAACTCTTCCAGTATGTATCCATAAAGAAATTTAATTCTTGTACTGGGTTTGAGAGAAGATTCAGAAACAGGAGTATTAATATCATACCAGAGTTGTCTGTCTGGTTTTCCAATGGCTGACAATCTTAGATGTCCATTAACTCTTGGCTGTTCATACATAAACTGTTTGATATGAACCTTGAGCATTTCCCCAAAGGTATCTATATGCTTGTCTACTTCCTCTTCCTTCATATCAATAGGATCAAGAGAAAATAAACTATATATATCTTCAACTAGAGTATCAATTTTTTTCATATTAAAAAATGGAGAGTGATAAACCAACCGTAGTCTACCACCCTCCAAGTCTCCTTAGGGGTTAAGAAGCAAAGGGAATTTCTTGAGCTTCAGTGTTTACATATCCACCTTCAACCACATCAAAATCTTCGACTTGACTTCCAGTGTATTCGATAAAGTCTACTACCTGAACAGCAGCCAAGTCAGCAGAAACACCAGACTTACCTGCATAGTTCCAATCATAAGGAACCGCCTTTACATTAACTACACTGCCGTTGGCAATCATCTTCCCATTCCACAAATTATTCTGTGAATCTTTAACAAAGGGAGCTTTGCGTTGAGTACCATCAGCCCTGTTTACTTTACGTTTAATCGTAACAAAATCTCCGCGATCATCACCCTTGTTATTGATGGGCAACTTAGCTGCTTCAATAGTATCACGATTGTCGTCATTAACCTCAACCTGAATTGACCATACAGGATCAAACTTAGTATTAGGTTCAACGATACAAGCATAGTGACATTTGCCTGTGATATAGATAGGATCGTTCATTTATATTCTCCTTTAAAATCGTCACGCTGTTGTGACATGAAATAGTTACTTAGGTTTTAAATTTTTCTTTGAAGGCTTTCTCCTTTTCTGATTGTTGAATAAGTATAACATACTTTTTTAAAAATGTCAAGCACTTTTTTAAAATAATTTAATGTGTCTCTGCCCATGTGTTTCCAACCTTATATTCACAGTCAAGAGGACACTTCATATCCAGTGTCATGGTTGTCTCCAGCATAGCATCCTTGGTTATCTTTCCAAACCTTTCCACATCTTTCTTGGCTACCTCAAACTGATACTCATCATGTATTGAAGCTACAAGTTTGACATCCACTCCTGTCTTTCTGATATGTTCATCCATGTGAACCAACCACTGCTTACATACGATTGCTCCAGCCCCTTGAAGAAGAGTATTAAGACTAGCATGAGGCGATCTTATATGTAAGTTTCTCCCATCAAGAGCCTTGATTGGCCCTATTTCAGCAGCCTCAGTAACATTATCTCTTAATGTTTTAAGCTTGGGCATGTTAGATAAAAACTTAGCTGTGAGTTGTTGTCCTGTCTTGGCATTACCTCCCACTACCTTACCAATCTTGGCTGGTCCTGCTCCATAGAGAAAGGCATAGATGAAAGTCTTAGCCTGATCCCTGTCTGTTAATCCAGCAGCTTTCATGTTAGCTGTGTGTACATCCCCTGTAAGAACCTCCTTGGTAAACTTGGGATCATTCATATAGTGAGCCAGACAACGTAGCTCCAGACCGCTGGCATCTGTCCCTACCAAGACATGAGTATCAGGATTGGAAACTGTCCATAGTTCCCTGCATTCTTTTCCATAGGGAGAATAAGAAGCTGGCACCTGTGCCATGTTGGGAGAGTGATGAGCCATCCTGCCTGTCACGGTCTTGAGTGTAAGCACCTTGCCTCTGACCCTCTCATCCTCCTGACATTCCTGTACCCAAGCTTTGAGTAAGCCTGTTCTTTTCTGTAGAAGAAAATACCTACTGAACATCTGAGCTTCCTTCATATCTATCTTGGATAATATTTCTTCAGAGATAATAACATTGTCTTTCTCAGTGTAGTGTTCAGGCTTCCAATCAAGTTTCATTAAGCGTTCAGCTATCTGCTTCCTGCTGGCAATATTAAAGGGCGTACTCTTGGGTATCTTTTTAACAGGTGAGTAGGTGATGACAGGCTCAAACATTTCTTCTGCATCTTTTTCAAGCTGATGCTGTTCATCTTCAAGTCTAGCCAGTAAAAGCATTCCTTCTCTTATATTAAATGCAAACCCATTCTTCTGTTGCTGATCTATAATAGCTCTGACTTTTCTTTCCATTTCATAAGAGCGTATGGAAAATTTCTTCCCTTCTTTTTCCATAGTCTTGGCGAGCTTGCTGGTTAACTCCGTATCCTTCTTGCAATACTCCAGCATCTCTGGACTGTAGTATTTAAACTCAGTCATATTTCCCTTGGGAAAATTAAGTCTTTCTCCCCATACCTCAAGAGAATGTCCTCCCTCCCTGATGGGATTATATAATTGAGATTCAATAAGAGTATCCCTGACCTGAGACAATTTGATATTAGATCCTGTTAACCTGTTCAGTATAGGAGCATCAAAGCTGATACCATTATGCATAATGAACTGATCTATTTGTCCAGACCATTCAGCAAACTGATTACACTCTTCACCAACCCATACCTTTTCCTTATCAGAAGAGTAAGACCTAGCTACTATGCAATGTATCTTTGTAGCATTAAGATCATCTGTTTCAATATCAACTACTGCTATTGTCATATGTCATATCCGTTTGATAAATATCTCTAACATCAACACGAAAAAACAACTCATTGGTACTGGGTATTTCTTTTACTTTAGCATTCAAAATAATATCTGCTGGTACATGCCATGCTTTCTTTAAGTCTTTACTAAAAATAATAAATGTAAGTAGTTCATCCTTATACTTCTGTTGCCAGACATCAAGAACCTTTTTATTTTTATAGGGTATCCTTAACTCTGTCCACCCTGTAGGCCATGTACCTACCCACCCCTCCTTGACTTCTACCATATAAAAAGATTTAATTCCATTACCATTAACTATACCTTCTATGTCAAAGTCTTGATGTGACCAATCTGATTCAAGCATTAAGTCAGGTATGTTCTTGGCTAACCATCCTGTCATCTGATTGATTGATGATGTTCTTATATCAGATTTTTTCTTCATTGTCAACCCCTTCTGCTATCTTTTTAAAATATGTACCAACTTGTATGACCTGATCTGGTGTAGCGTTACTCTTTATTCTATTAGCAAGCATACATATGATTTGTACATTTCCTTTTACATATCCTAGTTCAGGAATAATTCTATCTATAGATGGTGAGTAATCAATCTGCATTCCCTCTCCTCTTTTAAATTCGATACCAAGAGCAGGACACTTATTATCTTTAGGCCATATTTCTTTCAAATATTCTTTGTCAATATCAAAAGAAATGTTTTTACTTTTACTTCTAGTTTTAGCACCAGTACACAGAGTTGCTTCTTTATTTTCTTTATGATATTTTTTCTTATGTTCTCCTATAGCTTCTTTATTTTCTTCATAATATTTTTTCTTCTGTTCTCCTATAGCTTCTTTATTTTCTTCATAATATTTTTTTCTCTTTTCTTCTATAGCTTCTTTATTTTCTTCATAATATTTTTTCCTCTGTTCTGCTATAGCTTCTTTATTTTCTTCACGATATTTTTTCCTATATTCTGCTATAGCTTCTTTATTTTCTTCATAATATTTTTTCCTATATGACATCATCATCCTCCATAAGATGTGACCTACAAATTTTTTTTACTTCCTCTCGTTTTTTAAGAACACACCCAGTAGCATCACATGTATCACACCATTGTTTTTCAACTTCTCCTTCTCCTTTACATTCGGGACAAAC